TCTATAGAATTTGTATATTGCATTAGGCTAACTCATCGGGAGCAAAGGCATAGCTTGGGAGTTCAACACTTCCTATCTTATTTACCGAATTTAAAACTGGTATTGGTGTGGTAATTGAATTTATAATAGGTACAAATGCAACAGTAGAACTGGATTGTTCTGAAAGCATTGCGGTATCTGGATTAGAAATTTTTGCTATTTGATTTAGATTTTGTTGTGATGGTGTAACATTTGCAACTGCGGCTGAAGGAGAATTTCCTGAAATTGATGATGTGTTGAAGTCTTTAAGTTCATCTGAGAAGTTTCTTTTATAAGTTTCAACCTGACTCGCTGGAATTGGCTTTCCATTTAGAGTAAATTGTTTATTTTCTCGTTCGGTTATAATGTTACCACCAAGGTCTACAGAACGAATCACTCTTCCTTTGGAGGGGTTATTGGCTGGTGGTTGTGGTTTGGGGGATGGTTTATTTGCTGCTACTGGAGCTGATTTGAGCTGTCTTAGAAGGGGTAGTGGGTCTACATAAGTTCCATTTGCTGTCCTACGCATATAATGCAAATGAGTATTTGATCCTTCATCAAAAACAGTGGCTATCTTTTGTCCAGCCTTCACGGAGGTTCCTTTTCCTACAGTTGGGTTAACGTGCCCATAGATTCCCACTTGCCCATCTGAATACCTCACCACAACTGCATCACCAACACCACCATAATCTCTATAAATGTCTTCAACAACACCAGACTTCATTGCAAGAACAGGAGAATTTGGATCAACACCAATGTCTTGTCCTTTATGTTGTCTGCCTCCACGTCTGGATGATGTGAAGGTTCCTCCCATATAACCTTCCGTTGTATTAAATTGTGGATTTCCTCTTGGTAGAGGAAACACTTCATCATTTGCTCCAACTAAGTATTCAACGTCTCCTTTAATTTCTTTATTAATTTCTGCTGGTTTTAGCTTACCTGCTCGGAATGAGCTAATAGTAGCTCCACGAGGCTCAAATCCAAAAACATGACCCTCTCTGCGAACCTCAGTATCATCAGCAAGATGATTGTTAGAGTTTTCATAACTTACTGATCTAAAACTATCTCTTGGACCAACAAAGTCACGGGCAGATTTTTGTTTTCTTGTATCAAGTAGAGCAGCAGAAACAGCTTCAAGTTGATCTTGAGTTCTACCGTATTTTTTAACAAAGGCGATGGCACTTTGTTTATCTTTAATGTTTCCCCAAACACCAGCTCCACCATAATCACTAACTGGCTGAAACTGTCCTGGGGCTAAAATAGCTGTTCTAATACTTCCTCCAGTATGCCAAGGATCGCCGGGCATTGCAACTCTATTGTAAATCGCCTGAGCCACATCAGCAGCACCTTGGGGATGAGAGTTCTCAAACAAAGCGGCAGTTGCAAGTAACCAGAAATCTGGACTATCACTGGCTACAGTTAATCCGCCTGTGGTTCCATCTGGAAGAGGCCCCCCTGGACCTGCGGGATCTTTAAGATTTAATTCACGTTTGATGTCTCTAAAAATTTCATCAATTCTAGATTTTGTTGCTACTTCTAAGGTTTTTGACACGGCCTCAGCAAGCTGTTCTCCGATACTTTTTCCGGTTCCAATTGTTCTCGTGGATGGCACAACACCACCATCTGCCATTGCATAAATTGATCTTGAAATTTCATTTGAGGTTGAGGCGATTTCTTTGTCCGCAATGTTTTGGACCAAAATACCTAAATTATTTGAAAAATTCTTAATCACATTTTTGTCCATATTTTGCCCCATTGCCATTTCAATGGATGCTCCCATAATTCCACCAAGAAGGGGAATTTTTTTAGTATTTTTAGCAGAAGTTTCAAGGGATCTTAGTGGGCTTTTAACATCAGACTCTTTAGGATTAGTAAAAAGTTTTTCAATTTCTTTGATGCCACCAATGTTTGCACCTGGTTTAGATTTTTGTGGTTGATACTTTTTAGGTCTTCTGGGTGCCTTTTTAATTGTTCTTGGGGGTGCTTTTTTATTTCCTACCTGACCACCTTTGGCTCTTGCCTCAACTGTTTCTTTTGAAGCTGCTCCAGTCTTTCCACCAAAAAATAAATCATAAAGAGCACCACCTGCTAGATCACCTAGAGCACCACCAGCGGCTCCTCCAAGTAGGGCCCCAGCAATAGATAAGGGGCCACCAGCAAGCCCTACGGCCCCACCTAAACCCATACCAATTTGGCCCAAAAGTGTAGCACCAATTGCTCTAAAGGCAGCTCTTCCTGGATCTTCACCAAGAGCCCATAAGAGACCAAATTCAATTAAACCACCAATAACAGGCAGTTTAATTTTTGACACCAAATTTTTTGCTGAAGTTAAGAAGGCTTTTCTACCTGCTCTTGATGCCAACAAATCACCCATACCCTCTGTGACTTGCCTTCCTGCACTTGATGCTGGTCTAGGTCTAGGAGTAGTTCCCGTGTCTCCAGTAATTCTTGCTGATCCTGGTCTTTGTCTTGTTCCTCCGGTTCCTTCAGTTACAGTGGGTCTCTGGCGAGTTCCGGTTGATTGTCTAGGGCTTCCGCCACGACCGCCAAGAGCCCCAGAACCAGCTACGGCAAGACCAATTAATACAGCAGCATTAATAAAGGTGTTTAATTTTCCAGAAAAATCATCAAAGGTTTTTTGAAAATTTTCCCCACCAATTGTTTTTGTTAATCCTCTTAGGCTATCATAAGCCTTATATCCATTGTCTATGGCACTTGCTAGCCCATTAAAAATCCCACCAACAAGGTTTTCAAATCCTTTAGCCAAAGGAATTAGATTTTTACTAATCTCAAGTATTTTTGGTAGAAAATCAATTAGTTTAATTGCACCATAACCTAAAATCAAGGTAACAAGAAAATTCTTAATAAAATCAAGAAATCCAAATCTTGGCATCTTCAAGCCAGAAGACAAAACAGCATTTTTAGGATCTTTTTTTACTTCTCTTTGAGATTCTGATTCTCGCCTTTTTGTTTGCTCTGCTTGGGTTCTTACAATCTTTGCTCTTTTTTTATCCCTCTCATTAGATTTAAGAATTAATTTTTTTGCACTAAGAAGATTAGAGTTTATTTTTTCAAGACTTTCCAACATTGTTGGAGCACTAAAAGACCCTGTGATTGGAACATTTCTTGTTGGTAAAAGATTATTTGCGTTAATCATCTTATGCTAGACCGTAAGCTTGAGCATTTAATCTTTTTTCTTCCGGGAACGGAGAAGATGCCGTCAAATCTGGAACATCACTACTTCCAGGTGAGCCTTGCATTGGTGTTCCACTATTTACAGAGATGGCAGGAAGTTGTGTGAATGCGGTTCCCCTTCTTGGTTTGGGGGAAGGGGCGTTTATACTCGGAGTAGAAGGTGAAATTTCGGCTTTTTTTACTCCAGTAAATTGCATAATTGCATCTTTTACTCCACCAAAAAAGTTCTGTGGTTTTGGTTTCGCTTCTTGTGGTTTTGGGGCTTCAGTTACCTTTGAGAGGTCTAATGGTCCACTTAGAATTAGTCTTTTTTGTAGAGCTAATCTTTGTGGGGGAGTCTCGGCTTTTTTACTAATGTTATTAGCAAGAGTTTTCATATCTCCCTTTTTCAAAGCCGATCCATAATCAGAATAACCCGAAGCACCTAAGAATGAATAAGGACGGTGGAATCCAGTAAGAAGCAAGCCGGCTCTTTGATTGGTCGTCATCTTACCCCAAAAAGGAACTTCTTTACTATAAGCATTTGCCAAATCAGAAACCTGAAATTTTAGGGTTTTATCTGCCTGTTCTTTTGATGTAACATCTCCCATTTTCACTTTTTTATTGCCAGATAACAAACTATCATAAAAAGTTGCTCCCCATCCAATCGTTGGAAGTCCACCAGCATCTGCATAAGCATGAATGGGGGTTTTGGGGTTTAATTTACTCCACGGAATTCTATTTACTGTACTGGTTTTACCCTCTCTAATGTAGTCATTAATTCCCCGTGTTAAAGAGGAAAGAGCCTCTTCTTGTTTAATGTGAGGTAGGGCAAGATTTACCGCAGGTCCATTTGAACCTGAAGTGTTCACCTGAATTTTATTGGAAGTCTTCCCAACTTGACCACCACCACTGGCTAATTGAATTTTACCCGCCATTACATTTTTTGGTTTATTTGTACCACCGCCAGCCTGATTAAGTCCTAAAAATAAATCAGAGCCAAATTTATCAACGGCCTCTTTAGAAATAACAACTTCTCCTGGCCTGGCTGCAATTAGCTGAGTATCAACACCAGCGCCAGAAATAGTCAAACCGGAACCATCGGTAATTTCACCACCGCCAGCGTGTTTTAGATCTTTAATGTTAATTTCTTGTTTTTCTGGAGCCATCAATTTCAATGGCTTTATTTTTCCGCCACCAGAATATCTTCTTATTGGTTGAGTTGAAGATGATTCTTTTTCTTCCTTTGGCTCAAGAAGCTTAGAAGCTCCATAAAGGCCGCCAACAGCAACTCCAGTGACTAAGGCTCCAACTAAAGCCCTTCTACCTAAAGAAAGAGCAATTGCTCTCAATCCACCCATTCCAACCTTGGAGATAAATTTCCCAAGATTAATAACAAGACCTACAGTGGACCGAATAAACTTACCAAAGCTTGTTCCAAACAGAACAAAGGTCCCTATGATTGCAGGCCAAAAGTCTTTAAAAAATCTGAATAAACTATTGACTTTATCTTTATTTTTAGGATCTGAAATCCAATCTAAAAGATTTAATAATAATTTACCAAGAAAAATTGTAGTTAAGAAATGAACAATCTTATCCCAGATGCTCTGGATTGGTGCAATAACTCGTTTAAAACTATCGGCTATTTTTTTAACTGAAGATTCTAATAATCCTTCTGCCTTTATCCTACGGGCTGTTTCTTCTCTTTTTCTTCTTTTGTCTTCTAATTCTTTCTGTTCTTTTTCTTTTTGTAATAAACTATCAACAATTCCTTGTGTAGTTTCCTGAATGCGAGTTAAGGAAGCAAGAACACCTTCTGATACAACATTACTTGATGTGGAAACCTGTGATGATTGATTGAGTATTCTCTGCCCTACGGTCCTTTGTTGTGGCGCCACTGTGGCCCTCTGTGGCCCCGATGGGCGTGTTTGTGGTTGAGCCGTAGCCTGCTCATTAGATTCAGATTGTGGTGGTAATGGCTGTGGATCAAAATCTAGTTCAACAGCCGGAACGATTACTGAAATTCTCATTTTCTTGGCGTTGAGTTTTTAATTCTTTTTAGAGCAGATTTAATCACTTTTTTTCCGTGTTCATAAATGACTCTCGGCTCTTGTCCACTTACTTGTCTTGCCCACAACAAATATGGATCATTTGAATTTTTTCTTCCGGGCTTTGAGGCAAGTACATAACAAGCCATATCAAAATCCACCTCGAAAAATAAATCGTAATTGCCTCTAGAGACAGACTCACGATATAAATTTTTTGGTAATTTGTCTGTTATTTTTTTCTTTGTTGCAACAAGAACACCCCCTTCACCATCATCTACAGAAGGGGGTGAAGATGCCTTAACTTCTTTTATAGCAGCATCAAATTCATCTTCAATTAAAATTGTGACACTTGCCTCTGCTGTTCCACCTGGACCAGAGACAATAATTTCATAAGTTGTTTTTCTACTTGGAGCAGAAATTTCTAAAATGCCATTGGTTTCGGTTGCCTTGAAATCAGCTGCAACTACCGTATCTGCATTCGTAGATTCCCACTTTAATGTTATTTTCTCACCACGCTTTACCAACTCATTAGAAGCTTCTAATGTTAAAGTTGGTTTTTCGGTCTTTTTTGTTTTCTTTTTTTTGCTTTGTGGTTTTATTACTTTTTGTGTTGCATCCTCTGGAGTAATGCCCTTTTGTATTTCCTTTAAAATTTTATCTAAATCTTGTTCGCTGGGTTCTCCGGTTTTCTTATTAGTTCTTGTTGTTCTGGGCTTCTGTGGTTTTTTAGGGGCCTCATAAGATTCTAAGGCACCTATAATCTTATTAAGTATTGCATTATGAACTCTACCAAACTTTCCAGATGCAGTATCTGCATCAAAAACTTCTCTTTGTTGTTTGGTTAATACGTCGTTTCTTCTTTTAAATCTTCTTGCTTCTTTTACATACCACATAACCGCAAAGTTATATTCTGGGTCTTTTGTGGTCAACCTTAAAAGCTTAACAAAAGATTTGGCAGCAGCTAACTCCTGTTTGGTTGGTTTTGGTGTAACAGAGAGTTTAGTCGCCGCCATCTATCATTTGTGCTCTTCTTATTATTTAGTGCTATGTAATATCAAATTTCATTCCACCACTTGCCTTTTTCTGTTTGGCTTCTTCATCTTTTAGATACTGGGTCATCAAAATCACATAAGCATCTAACTCCCAAGGAATCATATTTTCTAGGGCAAGGTAATCCCAATGATGATATGTTACCATAGAAAACATAAGTTTCACGTAGTTTTCAAGATCTAAATGGGATCCTATGCTCAGCCGAAAAAATCAGACAAGCCCTCAAGAACGACCTCACTTTCAACATTAGTATTTGGATTTTTTAATTTAATGGTATGAGATAATTTTGGCATTGTTGTGAAGAAAGTTTCAATTTTTTTGAATTGAACACTGTTCATACTTTCTAAAAACTCGGTGAGTTCTTTTTTAGACACATCACCAGCAGCAAAGGTTTCTTCTTCGGTATAGATTTTATCAATACAATCAACAACAAGATCAAAAGATTGTTCCATTACATTAGATCCAGAAAAATCAAAATTACTCTTAATGAACTGGTCCAGAGATGGATACTTCATTTCCATCATAATATTATCATCAATCTTAATGGTTTTTGTATGCTCTGGATTTTTTTCAACTTGAATGTCATCAATATTGATTTTTACGGCAACTGTGGTTTCACCGTCATCTGGGCAAAGAAGATTTACTTCTACTTCTTCGCCAATTGATTTACTACGAATATTTAAAAACAGATACTCAATATCAAATGTGGGTAGAGTCTGAACTTTAATGCCTTTTGTCTTTAGGCAATTTTCAATCACGGTTTTAATTGCAGTCGTGATTTGTTTTTGATCTTCACTTTCAAGAGCGAGCAATAGTAGCTTTTCTTCTTTCACCAAAAATGGACGATACTGCACTTCTTTTTCTGTTGAGGGAAGAATCAGTGAGTATGTAGGAGTATTAATTGTAGGTAAAGGCATAAAAAATTAATTATGTATTCAGGTTGTGTTTATTTATTAGCTCAGGATTAATCAGAAAAGAAGTTGAGTTTGCGGAGTGGGTGGATTTTTTATATCAAATTGTTGATTCTGGAAATTGGGAGAAATGTTATTGAAATAATCTCCACCATTTAGGGTTGAAGTTTGTTCAAAAATATCAGTTGATGGATTATTGGTGGAATAAGGCGTCTGAGCCAAGGTAGCCGGATTTGTTGAGGTGTATCCAGGTTCTAATACAAATCTTGTGTATGTAAAGGATACTGTACATTTTAGAAGATTTGATTGTTCATAAGAAACAGGAATTGAATTAATTTCAATTGGATAAGCCCCAATAAATTTATATCTTAAGTATCCAGGTTTTCTTTTATCACTGGGCATTTGAGAGCCAGTATCCCGTTCAAATTTATCTATGTAGATTTGTGTTCTATATCCATTATCGCCATCGGGGAAATTTACCCTACTGTGAAAATAAGGAGATTCTAATCCAGGGCGTGTGGGTCTTGTTGCAAATTGATCGTCTACACAATATCTTAACCAAGCCTCAAAAACTCTTAGTGTATAATACTCATTATCTACATAAAAATCAAAACTTGCTCTATCATCATAAGCCCGAGCATAAGCAAATCTTTCATTTACTCCAGTGTAAACATTATTAACATCGTGTGTATACAAAGTTGAGCCAGGAAGAGAGGCATCAGAACAAGAAAGACTCAATAATTCACTGTCAACATATGCTCTATTAGTATTCAGTAAATCACGAACCTTAGGAGGAGGATTAAACCAACATTGGAAATGTGATGTTAGAGCTGGCTGTAGCAACCGACTCTTCAATTTATTCATCAGAACCGGTTTCGGTTTTGGAGCCTCCTGCCCTAGGTTCATTTTACTTCTAAATAATTCTATTACTTAATAAGTATTTATCTTGTAATGTCGGGATACGTTCAAGGATTTTATAGACCTAAGAATCCACAAAAATATATTGGGGACATAAACGACATTGTATTTCGTTCAAGTTTTGAATACAAGGCTTTTCAGTGGTGTGATGAAACCACCAACATTTTAGAGTGGGCATCAGAAGCAATACCAATAAGATACTTTGACCCAACAACAATGAAACATCGTAGATATTTTCCAGACCTTTATATTAAGGTGCAAGAAGCAGATGGAAAAATAAAGAAATACATTGTAGAAATTAAACCAGAGAAGCAACTATCACCACCAAAACAAACAGCAAAAAAGAAAACAAAAACGTTTATTACAGAAGCCAAAACCTGGGAAAAAAATTGCTTAAAGTGGCAAGCCGCAGAAAAGTTCTGTCAGTTAAATGGTATGGAATTTATAAAAATAACAGAATATGATTTAGGACTCAAAACAAGAAGATAATGTTCGGAAAAGTATTCAACTGGGCGAATAAAAAAGTTACTATCGTCTTTAATGAGGTTAGAAGACTTTTAAATAAAATTCCAACTCCGAAAACAACCTTTGTAAAGGTCACAACAGAGAGTGGTGATGTTATTGAGGAAGAGGGTAATAAATTAGTAAGAAATAATGGTAGACTCACAGAAATCTCTCGTGTAAATCAAGGAGATGCGATTGTTAGTCAAAACAATCCAAGAGATACTATCGCCTCGGTAAATGTCTATCAAAAATCAAGAGTTATCTATGAGATAGAAAAACTTCCAAAAAATCAATCCTCCGATTTTTATGTAGATTCTGTGATTAAAATTTTGAGTAGGGAAGGAAGAATAAGACAAACGTTAGACGTTGGTAGTGTTTATGTTTACAAATATGTGGCTAAAACACCCAAGAAATGGTACGATAGAAATCCTGTCACTATTATCACCGAACTTACACCAACGGGTTGGAAAGGATATAACTGGCACTGGCAAGGTGAATTAAGAACATATAAATATGGAAGAGAAATTAGTGCCTATTACCTTGTTCTTCCTGGAGAAGTTGATGCTGTTTTATCTCTTCCAATGGCAGACATTCGTTATGTTCGCGGATAAATAATTAATAAAGAACTTTTCATTCTAATGGTAAATCATTTATTTATTTTGGGGGGAGAGTTCTGATGAGTGTAGAATTTAAAAGCCAAGGATTTCCTGGATGGTTTCAAGATGATCCAAGCAAACCAACAATTTTAAGAGGAAATATTGATGTAATCAGGACAATATCTGGATTTTCAAATCCGATAGTTGCCGAATTCAATTATGCGGATGGAAGTATTCAATATTATCGGATACAAGATAATACACTTGGATTTAACGGAGCAAGAGAGTTATTTTTAATTCAAAGCGCAAGCGGCGCAAGAGAGATAGTAAATCAAGCTGCTTTTAATGATATTAAACCAGAAGATTTATCAAGAATTGAATCTAGTGTTAAATCTGTTGCATTTAAAGCAAATCAAACTTTAGCGACAAGTGCAGAAAAAGAATCTCTTAAAAATAGTCCTTACTACAAAGCTCAAGGAAACACTCCGCCACCACCTGTGTTACCACCACCAGATGGCTCTGGTAGTGGCGCTCCAAATTCACCACCCCCCGATGGAACTACGCCAGATACTGTAGACTTAGAAGATTTCGGCAATAACCCAGAAATTCCAGGTCTTGAAGGGGCTTATCTAAGAGAAAATTTTGGAACTTTTAGATACCCTCAAAGAATAGATGATAATGGCCAAGATTATTTAAAATTTGATATTATTAAATATGGCACAAGAAAAGTAAATGAATTTGGTGTTGGTCTTGAGAAAAGAGAAAACGGTAGTTCAATAGGAACAATATTTCTTCCAATTCAACCGAGTATACAAGATACTAACAGAGTAGATTGGCAAGAACAATCAATAAATCCATTTGATTTGGCCACACAAGCAGCAGGAATGAATCTGTTGAGTGGGGCAAGTGGGGTAGACCAAGCACTTCAAAATTTACAAAATGCTATTACAGACCCCTCTGTTTCAGAAACTTTAAAAAAATCTCTCGTTCCTTTGATTACACAAATGGCAACACAATCACAAAATAATTTGCTCTCAAGAATGAGTGGTGCTGTTCTTAACCCAAATATGGAACTATTATTCCAGGGACCAACACTGCGTCCATTTACATTCTCTTTTAGAATGACTCCAAGAAATAGAGAAGAAGCAGTTCAAGTAAGGTCAATTATAAGAGCCTTCAAAGAAGCTATGGCAGTGCAACAGGGAGCAATCAATCTATTTCTAAAATCTCCTTATGTGTTTAAGATTCGTTATGTACTTGGAACCAATAAAAGCACTCACCCATCATTGAACAGAATAAAAACCTGTGCTTTAACTTCTTGTAATGTTGATTATACTCCAGCTCAGACATACATGACGTATAATGATCCAGCAGCAACAATGACATCTTATGCGATGACTTTATCCTTTACAGAACTTAATCCCATCTATGCTGCTGACTATAAAGATATTCCAACTGATCGTATTGGGTTCTAAAAATGGCATTCTATTTCTCAAACATACCGGATTTTGAATATCCAAGTCAATTACCAAACGCTAAAATTTCTGATTACATCAAGGTAAAAAACTTTTTCAGAAGAGCCAAAATCAAAGATGATATTTTTCAAAATTTTCAGGTCTTTACAAAGTATAAAATCGTAGGTGATGAGAGACCAGACAATGTTGCCTATAAAATTTACGGCGATGAGCAGTATGATTATGTCATTTTACTCTCTAATAATATACTGAACGTTCAAGATGAATGGCCATTAAGCCAAGAAAGTTTTGATAGAGTAATGTTAGAAAAATATGGCTCTTACGAAAATCTTTACTCAGGTATTCATCATTATGAAACAAATCAAATCAGAAATTCGTCTGGAAATTTGATTCTTGATGGTGGTCTCAAAGTTAGTGCTACTTGGAGAACAAATGGCAACTTTTTAGAAATCATAAACTCTAAAATAGATGAAATTAAATCAATAGAAAAAACAGTTTATGTTTCTATGATTAATGGCATCTTAGGATTAGATGTCGGAGATCAAATTTTTGTTGCAAATGTTTCAGAGGCAGACTACAACGGAATTTTTAATGTAACTTCTATTATTCGTTCTGAAGGCAAAATTGTTTATGATTTTACCTATGAACTTTCCGAGGTTCCTGAGGTTGCAAAACCAGTAATGGCAGATCCAAGAAAAGAAGAAGTTCGTTATACACTTGAAAGAAGAATGGACCCAGAAGATTATGAGACATTAAGTAATAACTCATATTATTATGAGTATTGGGATGACATGGCACAAACTCAAGTGCAAGTCCCGGCATCAACTTTTGTTAGGTCAGTCACAAATTATGAATATGAAATAAATGTTGAAAATAAAAAAAGAGAAATTTATGTACTAAAGCCCAATTATCTTGCTGTGGTATTGGAAGACTTGGATAAAATAGGTACATATAAACCAGGTGGTTCACAATATGTCAATGACAAGTTAAAGAGATCTGATAACTTTAGGCTTTATAACTAACAAAAAAAGGGGGGCATTGCCCCCCTCAATCAAATTAGACCAGCGGTCATCTCAGCTTCCTTTCGGACGATTTCTTGAGAATCACCTTTAAGTGTTTCAAGTACATCAGAAGGAACATAAGGATTAATGGCCACATTACCCCGAACATAAGTTTCAGGGTCTTTTGCCAACCGTGTGAGCACTTCTGAAGAAGTGTTTTTATTAGATCCAACAAGACACCGAATAAAAGAATTTTCGTTGTAAGAAAGTTCTTCAAGTGTTTCTGGAGAAGTGTTAGAATCTTCTGCAAGAGCCATTAGAGATTCATAATCAGTGGTATTCATAATCATTCAGCAAGAGAGGCAAAGTAGTTTAGGGCATCATCAGCCTCTTCGTCAATTTCATTAGAATCAGATGCTTTAGTCCGAACATAAGAATCTTCCAGTTCTTTGAGGATGCTCTCGCTTGAAGTCATCATTTCTTCAAGGTCTTGTTCTTGTTCTTGAGCAGAATATCCCTGAGAGGGTGATTTTGAACCCAGAACCCGATCAAGATTGGATTGAAGCTCATCATAAGATTTGAACTGATCAGCAGCAATAATGCCTTGTAGAGGATGTTCTTGTTTCCAGATAGCCTCTAGTTTTGCGTCGTCCCCCCCTAGAAGAGGTGATGGGGTGTCAAAGGAGCTGTCATCATAATTTGGATAACCAGCAACTTTCTTAGCCCGAAGACGGAAGTTTGCGCCTTCCCATAGATCAAATGGATCAAAGGTTGGATCATCTTCAAATTCTGGCTTCATTGCGGCAAGAATCTTATCATAAATCTTTTTGCCGAATCGGAAGATTTTTACGGTTCCCTCAAGTGAAGGGTCGGCAGGATTTTTGAGAACATAAACATTTGCGTAATAAGAGAGTTTACGCTTACGTGTGCGGGCAATTTCCTTATCGGAGTCAAGACCGCTGTTCCAATATTCGCTATTTTTTTCACAGCCTTATGTTCATTAAGATTCGCTAATTCTTAATCGGGATTGTACCCAGCTTACAATTTCTTGTAAGAGCAGACTATATCACATACCTTTCGGTATCTCCGCATTTCGGAACGCTTGTTCCTACTCCCAGTCACGGGATAGTCGTTGAGCCTTCCTCTAAAATAGAGGCTTGGTTGCTGATTGCCTTATGAAAATGTTTTCACTTAGGTGTTCCAGCAGTTAACGGAGTTTTTCGTTGTAGATTACTCTACAAAGCCGCCTATCAATAAACGGGACAAGAGTTTCCAGTGGTGGTAGGACAGTTATTGATAAACCACTTACCATTATGCTGAAACCCGTGATTATACAGCCGAACAAAGGGCACTTCTTCGTTTTCGGGCGCAGGAAGGAAGCGAATAATTGCACTTCCGTTACCGGCTTTGTCGGTTTGGAGTTTAAACAGATTGGGGTCATCACCACCACTGGAAGAAGAATTCATCTTCTCCGCTTCTTTTAGGAGCTTCTCGGTGAGTGAGCCTAGACTTGATGCTTTTTTTAGATCTTTAAATGAAGACATAAGATTATCGTTGGATGCGATGGATGTTTTTAATCAAGAACTTTACTGCTCTAAGACAGAGGGTTCTCAAGCCCATAAAAAATTATCTAATGAACCGGGAACTTCAGTTGAGTCAATTCTTTCTTTTGCAAGATTAAAATACTTAGGGTCTGATTCAATGCCAATAAAACCCCTTTGGTTTAGTTTTGCCGCAACTCCGGTTGAGCCACTTCCCATCGTATTATCTAATACCTTATCACCCTTATTGGTATAAGTCTTGATCAAGTATGCCAGTAATTCAACTGGTTTTTGGGTAGGATGAAGTCCTTTTTCTTGTTTACAGCGAATGATCGTTTTTGGATACCGGGTTCCTTCTGGATTGTTGCGATGTTTACTGGAATTGTCGCCATAAATCTCGCCAATTTTGCTATTTTCAGAAGAGAATCCAGAGTATGGAGTTGAGTGCCACATTTGTGGATTATAAGTTGGTTTTTTGCGATAAAACACCAAAATGTTTTCGTGTGATTTTAAAGGCATTACCTTTACATTCATTGGATTTGTGCCTTGTGGTTTTTCCCAAATCCATTCATACCTAAGGTTTTCAATGTTAGAAGCAGCTAAAATTGTAGTAAATGGCTGAACGGCAGTGAATACCATAGCGGCATTTTCTTTACAAACCCTATTATACTGCTCCCATAATGGCTGTAAGGGAATAATACTATCCCAAGAACAAGCAGTTGTGCTAACCATAGGGGAGGTCACACAAAACCATATCCACAGAATCATCTGGAATTGAGTTTAGTGCAACCAAACAATCTTCACAAAATAGTGAACATTGTTCCCCTAATAAAGTTTTTGTACTCATTAGTGTTATTTACAGATTAAATTATAGTTCAATTTTTACGGGAGTCAGTCCCGAGGGTGCCAGTTTTAAATGTGTCCATAATTGGTCACTTAGATTCTTTTTTATCCAGGCATCATACTTATCTGTGGAAGTTTTCCATCCACTGTGAGTCCCGTTTTTATCATAAGTCTCAATCCATTCACAATTATGATAATCCAATAATTTACTATCAAAAAAGAAAAGATAGTAGTCGTTATCTTTTTTGAGACTTGATGTACCTAAACAAGCATAATAATCCTCTTGTTTATTAGAAAAATGTTGTATTTTTTCTTCAAGAGTTTCAAATGTTGTGCTTCTTGAGCCACTTATCTTTAAAGTTCCTGATGAAATTGTATAT